ATGCGAAGAGTGTTTTGGACCCGACTTGTGCCACGTGTGCAATAGAGCTTGAAGGGGAGAACTGGACAATTGACCATATCTTACCCCCCGGAAACGGGCAACCTAATCACGACATCAACAACCTACAAAGCTTATGCCGCTCCTGTAACGGACGTAAGCAAGACCGTACACTACAAAGAGTTACATGGAGAAATGAAAGGTTTAAGTAGACCCCGTAAGGGGTGGGGTATACGGGTACTCCTAGCTCTTAACGATCTACTACCTGTAAGTATTAGACCCATTAAATCTAAGCGTGCTTATAGGCGGCGCTACTACGGGGTACGCCACCGTATCTTTGTATTCCGTATGCATTGGCGAAGTCATAACAAAGACAAAATAAAAAAACTATTCAACCGTTAAAATAGGTCGCCCGGTTTTTTCTGGGCGCACCGTTTCACCCCACGCTTCTCCACGGATTTTTACAAATAGCTCAAATTATTCGGAGGTTACAAACAAATGATTACTGAAGCAATAACGAAGTGGCTAGATACGTTGCAATTAAACCTTGAGCAAAAAGTACTTGCCGGTTTGTGCTTACGTCTAGCTAATTCCTTTGACGATAATTCCAATACGTCTACAGCCGCGGAACTCCGCAAGACCGTACTAGAGCTTCAACGCTCGCTAGGCGCGTCTAACGTAGAGATTGACCCGTTAGAGAAGTTACTTACGCGCTAATGCTGCAACTGCCTACTATCTACACTCAGCCGCTTAGTAAAGACTTTCCTACTGACGGTGACAAGCTAATAGAGTTTGCAAAGCTGGCATGGAGTAGCCCAGAAAACCCAGACGGGCTACAGCTAGATGAGTGGCAGAAGTGGCTTCTACGGGCTATGCTTGAGCGCTACCCGGATAATCACCCTACGTACCCGGGACGCCTACGCTATAGGCAGATAGTCTGTAGTTTGGGGAGACAAAACGGAAAAAGTTTAGTCGGGTCTCTTCTGGGCGTTTACGGTCTGCTAATGCACGAACAAGGCGCCCAAGTCTTATCCCTAGCTTCAAGTACAGACCAAGCGAACATTGTTTATAACCGGGTCTTATGGGTCATTAACAATAATGCCTTTTTAAAGAAAAGGTTTAAGAGAGCTACAGAAACCCGCGGTATAGTAACAGCTGACGGGTCTGCTAGGTATGACGTAAAGGCTGCTAAAGAAGCGGCTCTACAGGGTATACCGGTCTCTTTAGTTTTAGCAGATGAGCTGCACCTTTTTAAAGAAGGTATGTGGAGCGCCGCGGTATTGGGAACCTCTCAGCGTAAAGACGGGCTAGTAGTAGGCATTACTACCGCCGGTGATCAAAACTCTACTACCCTAATAAACCTTTACAAGTCTGGTAAGGCTGCCGCTAATGGCGCTGAAGACTTAGAGCGGTTTGGCTTCTTTTTATGGACTGCCCCAGAAAACGCGGCTATAGATGATCCTAAAGCTATTATGGCTGCTAACCCGTCGGTGGCTGCCGGTAGAATTCCGCTAGCTCAAGTTATATCTGACTTGAAGACTATCCCGGAACACGAAGCTAGACGCTATAGGCTAAACCAATTTATAGCGGGTAGTACTGACTCATGGCTACCGGGCGACGTCTTTAGAGCTGCAACCGGGCGCGGTGCGGTGAACTTACAGCGCGGTGTATTTGCTGTAGACATTACTAAAAACTGGGGTCATGCCACTATTGCCTTTGCTAATGAGAATGACGGAGTACACGAAACAGAATTAGTAATGTCTTTAGTGTCGCCTACTGAGCAACAGTTATTTAATGAGCTAACCTCTTTATATAGTAAATACTCCCCGCGGGCGATAGTGCTAGACGATAGGCAATTACCCAGTTTAGCTAAGAGACTAAAAGTTTCTGGCTTACCGGTATGGCAACTATGGACTAAAGAAGTTTCGGCGGCATGCTCGGTTGTATTTTCTATGTTTAGTAGTAACTCCGTTAGGCATAACGGCGATCCGCTTTTAATTGCTCAAATGCCTAACGGGGTTGCGAAATACAGCGGGGAGACTTGGCTTATTAGTCGGAAAGAATCCCTAGGAGACATTGACGCGGTAATGGCTACAGTCATGGCGCTATATGTTTCTTCACGTGCGCAACACGTAACGCTAGGCGTATTTTGACGGTAGGGTATGATACCATTGTTCCCATATGGCAACTATTCTAGATAGGCTACTAGGGCGTAAAGAAGTTAGAGCCGCCCAGCCTACAATTCCTACCCGGCTAGCCTCTACGGTAACGCCTTCTTCAGCGCTTACCCTAACCGCGGTTTATAGAGCTATTCAAATTATTGCTACTCCTATTAGCAAAATGACTATTAACACTTACCGCTATGCAACTGGAATTGAACTAAAGATAGAAAACCCAGTACTAGTAGATAACCCCTCACTAGATCAAAACAGAAGAGACTTTTTATTTCAAACCGTAGTAGATCTAGCTCTAGAGGGTAACTCTTATTGGCTAAAAAGTTTTGGCTCTAACGGTCAGGTAAATAACCTAACTATTCTACCGGCTGCTTCTGTTATGCCTTCTTATCCTAAAATGGTAGACGGAACTATAGACTACTCAACTATTGTTTATGACTACATGGGTAAGCGCTACACTAAGCGCGAAATTGAACACCTAAGAATTTTTAGCCGCGCCGGTGTACTAAAAGGCGTTAGCCCTATTGAATCCTGCCGGGCAGACCTAGCCGCCGCAATAGACCTAAGAGACTATGCCGGAAATTGGTTTACTAGTGCCGGTGTTCCTACCGGTGTATTGAAGACTAACAATATGCTTAATAAGGCTGAAGCGGACGAAGTTACTGCTAACTGGCATAACAAGCAACAGAATAGACAAGTTGCGGTATTAGGTAATGGCTTTGACTATCAGCAAATTGCGCTTTCACCTAGAGACGCTTTATTTACAGAAGTTCAAGACCAGCAAGTACAAACTATAGCCCGTCTATTTGGTATTCCTCCTAGGCTTCTTCTAACCTCCGTTCCCGGATCAAGCGACACTTACAGCAACTTGCAAGACGAAAACCAAGTATTTTTCCGTCATACTCTTATGGCTTATACAGACGCAATTACAGACGCTCTAAGCAACTGCCTACCGCGTGGAACTAGAGCGCAATTTGATTTTGAACACTTATTTAAAGCGGACGTAGCTGCCAGATATAACTACTACAAAATTGCAATAGACGCGGGAATACTTACCGCTGAAGAAATTAGAACTAAGGAGGGCTTAGATGTCTAAAGAAATGATTACTAGAGAATTTAACGTAAGACTAGTTGAAAATGAAGAGCGTACAATAGTGGGCTTAGCTGTTCCATATGGTCAAGAAATTGACTTGACCGGAAACCTAAAGGAACGTTTTGAAGCCGGGGCGATTGAGACCGTAGAGAATGTTAAATTATTCTACGGACATGAAGAGCCAATAGGTAAAGTTATTGAAGGTAGAGATACAGAAGAAGGCTATGAAATTATAGCTATTATTTCTGACACTCCTAGAGGTAACGAAATTTACACACTTTTACAAGACGACGTATTAAACCGTTTTTCGGTTGGCTTCTTTCCGGTTAAAGACCGTAAAGAGGGTCAAACGATTATTAGGGAATTAGTGGACTTAAAAGAAGTTTCAGTAGTTCCCTTCCCAGCCTTTGAAGGCGCAAAAATAACCCAAGTAAGAAGCGAAGGCGAACCTGAAGAGGTAAGCACCGCGGACGACACACTTAAAGAAAGTGAAACAATGGAAAACATTGAACTAGACGTACGCTCCGTTCAAGATGAGGTTGCAGAATTGCGCCGCGTTATTGAAGCCGGGCAGACCGTTGAACTTGCAACACCAGCAACACACAAATTCCGCTCTCAGGGCGAATTTGCTAAGGCTCTAGTAACTGGAGACGAAGACGCTAAGGCACTTGCCCGCGCTGCTTCTACCTCAGCGGACACCGTAGCACTACCGGGTTTCCTAGGCTTGATTGACAACCTAATTGACACTAACCGCCCTGCTCTATCGGCTTTCTCTCGCGCTGCTCTACCGGCTGCCGGACTAACCGTAGAGTACGCTAAGGTTTCTGCTAACACAATTACAGTAGGCGTACAGGATCCAGAAAACGAAGCTCTAGCATTTGGTAACCTAACCATTGACAGCGTTTCCGCTAACGTAATCACCTACGGAGGCTATACAGAAATGTCAAAACAGACTATTGTTAGATCTTCTGTAAACTACCTAGACACCGCTTTACGCGCTCTATCTATCGCTTACGCTAATGCTACTAACGCTGCTTTGATTAGCACCGTACAGGGTCTAAGCTACACCGGTAAGGTATTTGACGTATCAGCCGGAACCTCAGCCGCTCTAATCGCGGGTCTAACTGACGCTTCTACTTACATCTTTAAGAACTCAGGTCTACGCCCTGAAGCTATCGTTTGCGGTACCTCAGCGTTTAAGTTCCTGCTTTCTGTACAGGGTGAGGACGGACGTCCAGTAGTACTAGTAAACGGAGCCGGTGTAAACAACATTGGAGCCGCTAACGTACCGGGTCTATCAGGTCAGATTATGGGACTACCAATTATTGTAGATCCAGCTATGACCGCTACTAAAGCTTATGTTGCTAACAGCGCTGCTATTCAAACCCTAGAGTCTGCCGGCGCTCCTGTTAGACTTTCGTCTGAAGATATCACTACCTTGACTGACGCAATTTCTGTATATGGCTTTATGGCTATTACAGTTCCTTTTGCGGCTGCAATTGTAGAACTAGACGTAGTAGCGTAATAGGTTTATAAATGGCTGTGACGTTGGAAGAGTTTCAAGCTTATGTTGGGACAGATGAGACCGTATTTCCTCAGGAATGTCTTACTGCCGGGCATGCTTTAGTAACTACTTATATTGGAGAAATTGAGACCGTCCCGGTTCGTCTCCATGACCAAGCGGTACTAATTACAAGTTCGGAACTCTTTCACCGTCGTAGCGCTCCTAATGGTGTTGCACAATTTGCAGCATTTGACGGCGCTCCTGTTCGCGTAGCTAAAGACCCTATGAACGCGGTTTACCCGTTGCTTCAAAGATATGTTGGCTTTGCGGTATGAGCGAAATAAACGCGTCTAAGCTAGAGTTTAAATTAGAGCTAACGGAGGCGGGTTTAAATGTTTTGGAATATGTTCCGGAACGTATTACTCCTCCTATTGTCATTGTTAATACCGCTACTCCTTATTTAGAAACTGCTGAATTCGGAGAATGGAATTTAGGTCTGGAACTAGTATTAGTTTCTTCAACCGCAACTAACAAGACCGCTAGCGAAAACCTAGACCAGCTAATAGAAGACACGTTAAACGCTATCAAGCCTTTAACCTATGTTCGCATTACCTCAGTTAATCAGCCTTACAATCTACAAACAAATAACGCGGAGTACTTAGCCGCAAACATAAACGTAAAATTAAACATAACACTTTAGAAAGGGAGTAAGCTCATGGCTGCTTCAACAAGAATTAAAGCCCAAAACATTATTTTTAAAATTGGCACTACTGACTATGCGTGTGACGCAAACATGGTAGACCTATCACTAGGAGATGCCCCGGGAGACGTGCAAACTTTTTGTGAGGTTAGAACCGGTGGAGAGTGGGCGCTACAGCTAGACGGAATTACCTCCGGAGAAGACACCAGCCTATACCGTATTCTTTGGGATAACTTTGGTACTGAAGTAGCTTTTACAGTTGCTCCTAACGGTAACGCTACAGCTAGCGCGGACGCTCCTCATTATGAGGGAGTAGCGGTATTCAACCAGTTGCCTCCTCTAGCATTGACCAGCAACGAAACCGCAACATTTAGCGTAACCTTGAGAGTTAAGAACACTCCTCATAACCCAGCTTCTAACCAGTATTACGGCGTGGAGATCGTAACCGCGTAATCATGGCTGATACCGGAATTAAGGTAGAGGGACTAAGGGACGCTCTAGCGGCTTTAAAAGCCATTGGAACCCCTACGGCTGAAGTTTCCGCCGCGGCTCAACAAGCCGGCGAAATTGTAGCTAATATGTCGCGCTCCTTAGTTCCGGTACGCTCAGGCAGACTCCGGGCTACTATCAAGTCTAGGAAACAAGCTAGAAAAGTTTTAATAAGCGCGGGAAACAATACTACCGTTCCATATGCTAACCCTATACATTTCGGTTGGTATTATGATAAGAACAATTTTGTAAAAAAGAATATCCTGCCTAATCCCTTTTTTAGCAAGGCTTTAGGAATAACAAGAAAAGAAGTTTATGAAACGTATTTTACAAACATAAACAAGCTATTCAACAAGTACTATAAAAACCTACCTAAATAACAGAAAAGGAATACAGAATGTCTAATAGTTTTGATTTTGAAAGTCTTACCCTAGAAGAAGTAGAGCTAATAGAAAACCTTACTAACGTAAGTATTGACGAAGCATTTAGTAACGGTAAGCCCAAGGGTAAAGCTCTAGCGTCGTTTGTCTGGGTAGTTATAAAAAGAACAGACCCTACCTATTCCATGGAAGACGCAAAAAAGGTAACTCTAAAAGACGCGCTAGCTATGATAAAAGGTAACGAAGAAAAAAAAGAATAAAGGAGCTTTCCGCTAAACGTATGGCGGAGTTTTGCCGGGCTACGGGAATGAGTCCGTCGGAATACAAGGCTCTAACTCTAAATGAGTACAAGGCTTTTATAAAGATTTTAACGAAGGATTAGAAACATGGCAGGTAGCCTACTACTAAACGTAGAAATTCTAGGTGAGTTTAAAAAGCTTACCGCGGCTACTCAGGGCGCTAAAGGGCAGCTAGACGGTTTAAATAAAACTACTCAAGCTATTTCTGGCGGAATGGTAAAAGCACTAGGCGCTATTGGTGTGGGCTTTTCCTTAGGCTTTATTAAACAGCAATTTGAAGAAGCAGCTAAAGCAGCTATAGAAGACTCTAAGAGTATGGAAATACTTTCTATAGCTATGATCAACACCGGCAAGGCAACTAAGGCACAAGTAGCAGAAGCAGAAGAGTCTATACGCGTTATGCAAATTCAAAACGCGGTAGCGGACGACGTGCTAAGACCTGCTTACCAAAAACTATTTATTGCTACCGGCGACGTAACAGAATCTAACCGGCTATTACAAATTGCTTTAGACGCTTCAACCGGTACAGGTAAAGACCTAGACTCCGTAACTCAAGCTATGGCAAAGTCTTTAGCCGGCTCAGATACAGCGCTAGTAAAACTTATTCCGTCACTAAAAGGCGCTTCTGACCCCATGAGTGTTTTGGAGCAAACCTTTAAAGGCGCTTCAGAAGCAGCGGCAGACCTAGACCCATATCAAAGAATGAATATTATATTTGGGGAAATGCAAGAACAAATAGGTATTGCATTACTACCGCTTCTAAAAGAATTCTCAGAATGGCTAACTACCCCAGAAGGTCAAGCTAAATTACAAGAAATTGTAGACGGCATAATAGCAATTATTGAACAAATGATACTTGCGGTTGAATGGGTAGACGAAAATAAAGACTGGCTAGTACCCATGGTAATTGCAATTGGAACAGTTACTACAGCTTGGAACATAGCTACAGCGGCGGTCAATGCATTTAAAGCCGCGGCAGGAATAGCGGCAATAGCCGGAGTAAGCACAGCAGTAGGCGCGGGAA